AGCCACCACTCTTGAGCAGTTTCATCTCATCTTCTGTTACCTGACTCTCTAACCACTTCATCGCATCTGGGTCAGAGATATCTGGGGGTATTGGTTTAGGGTTGATGGCTTTCCACTCAACTTCAAAATCTTCAAGAATCTGTCGTACTGCTTTTCTAGATTCCTCTCCCCCATCCATAATTGTATCCACATGTTGGTTCTTTAAGTTAATTAAAGCCGTGTCGAGAGCATCTTCCCAATCATTACCTACTTTATCACTATACTTCTTAAACAAATCCCATCTAATGTGCTTGAGATTATCTCTGGCAGTCTCATGTACATCTGATTGTATTTCATCGATATGCAGAGACCTTACTTGGTCGTCAATACTCCAATCGGGAATATCCAATTGGAATCCACGACTGAATGCTACTGTGTTTTCTTCAAAGTGACCCTTCGTACGGGGGTAATCCGGCAGCACAAACTTGTATTCGAAGTAAGTTGAGGGGTCTCCGATTCCGGCTTCATTGGAGTCTACAAGTGAATACCGACTGAAACTAACATTACCATTCTTCCCTAAATTCTCCTTCATGTATAGACTATGATTATTTACATAATCCAATACATCTTGAGGGGTTAGAGAATTGATGGTTCTAACCTCTGGCTCTTTGATTTTATTGACCTCAAAACGAAATCCTTTAAAGGAGATTGGGTCTCTTCTATGTCCATCAAAATATCCCTTTAAAGAGGCGTAATCCACCCCATCTTTAAATTGATATGTTCGATGTAAACCACCCTTCTTTTCTGGGGTTAACACAATCTTTATTTGAACTTGGCTATTATAGTCAGTTGAGGCTTTATTATATGCAAATATCTCTTCAGATGTGGTTGGCTTAAATTCATCTAATTCATCCGTAAATGTTTTATATTTCTTGGGGTTTGTGGAATCAAACCACTCGGCAAATCCCTCACGTAAATTCGTGGGTTCTTGTCCTATTCTTAACTTATCGGGACCTTGACTTGCTCTCTTAAAGTAATCCATGTCAACATTGGTTATTATTTGACCTGGGTTCTCTAATACTTCTTTAGTGGTCTTCGTTAATGTTTTACCCGTTTCAATCGGATACCCATTCTTCAAGTCTTGTTCAGTTATGTTCATCAACCACTCGCGCAGGCCCGATACCTCTACAGCATCTGACTTAACTCCAGGCTTGCCATTGAGTACATTCAGCACATCCATACCACTGCGATATCTGGCATCTTTGAGATTATCCTTGATAGCGGTTTCCAGGGGGTTGAACCATACAGGATTGCCATCTTTCATGTACAGAATCCTTGGCATGTAATCCGCATCGGTTTGACGCACTGCTGCAATCCTGTTTATCCACCACTCTTCAGGTGTCTTACCAGTATCTTTCGCCCACTGTTCAGCTCTGTAATCGAACCACTTGAAGGAATTATCTACGAACTCCTCCGACTGCCCCCATTCATCAACGAATGATTTACGCAGGGAGTCCTTGAGGTCCTTCACAATTTCGGGCAGTTGCGCCTGATACCGCTGCTTCACGTTGGCGTTGAATGCACCTGTCACCACATCTACAAAGTCATCGTAGTTATCTACAATACCTGCAGACTTCATTGCCTTAATGACATCACTAAGATTAGACTTCACCCCAGTTAAGTTTACCTGTGGGAAGTTGTTCTTGAGATGTATCTTGAGAATGTTGGACAGATGGGATTGGTTTGTATTGCCAAGAACTGTCCGTCCGGCATCATCATTGTAAAGTTGTACAATACCCCGCACTGCATCCTCAGTTTTACCCTCCCTAAAGTAGCCCTTAATTCTCAGTTCCTGTCCAACCTCTGCAGCCGTTACAACCTTAACTGGACGTAACTTGGGTTGAGGTATGTTCATAGACCGAATGAACTGGGCCTCAGTCATCGACTGTCCACCCACTATTCGAGCAAAATCATTCTCACCCTTGAGACCAGATATTGCCTGTTTAATCTGATTGAGCTCTGGGCCCTTCTTAATTGAAGCCGGGAAGAATCCATCAACCTTGAGCAAGAAATCTATCCGTTCCAGTTGATTGGTGTTATCAAACTTGAGCCCGATACCAGCTTTCTTGTAGTAATCAATGGCAATGTTACCCAATTTCTGTGGGTCAAACGTACCATTCTTGAGCATCTCAAGCTGGACTTTGCGAACTTCTGCCTGAGCCCAACGGGATTGGGTGTGATAGATTTCGAAATTCTTCCATGCCCACCTGTGATATTCGGGTGTCATGGCGGCATCTGAGAAGGGGAACTTAGCATAAATCAAATCACGGTTGCGGCTCATTACATCCGACAACCAGAAGTCCATGCGGTTGAATGCTGCTTTCACATCCTCTGATACATCATCGGGACTCCCATCCAGAAGTCTGTACAGGTCATGCACTTCCTGGGAAGCTCGGATTTCTTCATCTCGAGCAATCTCATACTCGGGACTCCATACCTTGGACTTCTTGCCAGATGTCGGGGCCTGCTTGATTAGGTCTCCATCCATCTCGGCCAAATCTGAAGTAACCGTTACTTTCGATTTAGGCTTGGGAACTTCCCTTACCTTAATGGTAGGGGAATCTTGAGACTTGATGAATCGGGCTAATGCCTGTTCAGGGGTTTCCCCTGGTTTAATAACTACTTTATTCTCACCCAATATCCGCTTTATTTCGTCGGGGGTGGGCTTCTCACCAGTCTGGTTCATCTTCTTCACTATATCGAAGGCTTCATCGGTTGGGCGGAACTTGGGTTCAACCTCTGCCATCACTTCATCCATAATAGCGGCTGCCTTATTTGCATCTGGGGCTTCCGCTGCCATATCGATTACTCGATTGTCCAGGGCTTCCTGGGCTGTCTTGAGCATATCCTTCTGATACTCTTCAATCCTGTCTACAATACCACTGAAGAGTTTATTTACATCGGCTTCAGTGATGGGCTCCTTGGCTGCCCTCTTTGCAATGACCAACTTTTCCAATTGCTCTTGAATCGGATGAACAAACAATGCTTTATCAGCGGGGGATAGCCCCTTCATAATCTCATCTACACTGTCGGGAACGAGATAGGAGTACAGAACATTGTCCTTCATCTTAATCAGTTCTGCCATTTTAATGGGGTCGTTACCCGCCTTTGCCAGCATCGCCCTGCCCGCATCCCGCAACTCGGGACTAAGTTTTCCAAGGACATCACTCTCGAGAATCGGTTTCATGATTTCGAGATTCTCCATGTACTTCGTGTGATACAGGCGAAGTCGGAAGGAGATTTCAACAAAGGAGTTCCAGTCCCCGGTACCTTGGCTTAGTGTTTTAACCGGGTTAATCAATCCACCACGGAAGATGTTACCAATGTTCTGGGCAATAGAAGACAGTTTCTTATCTTTATCCCATACGAACTTGAGGTCTCGATAGAGTTCCTTGGCGCGATAGCGGTAATGGTCAAAGAATGTCGTCGGGGTCCAGCCCTCTTCGAATACTCTCCATACCAATGAGGAGGGGTCAGATACCATGGTGGGAGACATTGATTGGAATGCCTCCGCAGGCACCTCCCCAATATCCTTAACGACCTGTTTGATGTCGGCTCCCCACTTGCCACCACTGATAACGAACCTACCAATGTTATCCTGATAGTTACGGATAACCCACGCGGGACGCAGAGATAGAACTGAGTTATACCAAACACTCATAATCTTGGTGTTGGTATCTGCAGTCCATCGAATCATCTGACCTATCTTGCTTTCTTTAAACCCAGGAATCTTTGCCAGTTGCCCAATGATTCCATCATCAAGAACTTGAGCGTTGTGCCAGATTCTTGAGCCATTAATCAATTTAACGCGAAACTCATCTGCGAGTAACTCTGCTACATGCATAGGCTTCAGTTGTCGGGAGACGATGCGCTCCGCTTCTGCAATAATCTCAGGTTCAGATAAGACCCCCTTGGAAGCCTTACGAACTGTTTCCTCGGCTGTCTTGAGCAATCGATTACGGGCCGAAGCCAAAGCAGATTCTGCGGTCTTCTGCCACGCATCCGGGTCCCATAATCTTCCAAGCTCCTGCAGCTCTACTTTCTGCTTGGCTCCCATATTAACGGGCAGTTTAGGCAGGGTAGATACAACATCCTCGGATTTCCCTAGAATCTTGGTAGCTTCGGCAGCATTACCAACGGCTTCAATAAATTCTTCTGGGGTGTTAACCCCCCGAGCGAGATTGCCAAAGGCATCCTTAGCAACTGCAGCACCCTTCATCGCTTTAGAACGAGCTGCCTGTTTGAAGATAAAGAACTTAGCTTGGTTACTTCTATCAAGCAGCGTGTTAACGACTGTTTTGTTTAGGATTCGAAGTTCACCATCAGTTGCATTTACAATCTTTCCAGCATCTGAGAACTCTCCATACAACTTAAAGGCATCTGCCCATGCACCCTTGGTCTGAGCCAAGCGACGAGCCGCAGGAATCCAAGAGAATAACTTATCAAATGGGATAAGGTTGGTAGGGTCTGCAACCGCATACACCATAAACTCAGTGAGCGGGTCAGTGGACATTGCCTTAATATCAACGATTTCCTGTTCAGTTAGCCTAGCCCCAAGTCCCTTATACTGTTTTAGCAATGAAGATTGGACTAAGTTATTCACAAACTCTTCATACTTATCCGGCTGGTTCTGGAATGTAGCAGACCAATAAGGATTCACATGGGAAGGTCGAAGCAGTTCTGTGGCATATCCATTTTCAATGTCGATGAGGATTGCAGCTCTGGTGGCCTGTTCAGCCTTGGCTAATTCAGCCACATCCCCAGTCCCACTGTTAACAATTCGCTGGGAAACTGCATACTGATTATCGGCTTGAATAACCTTGTCTGTTACTGCCTTCTGTTCCTCTGGAGTCTTAGGTGCAAAAGCCCCATTAAAAACTGGGGATACCATCTCTTTATATTCAGATAAACTAATCTTACCGTCTGCCCATGCTTCCTGTCTCATGGCTTTGTCGGCTTCTCGATAAGCAGCGAAGGCATCACCCACAGCTTTGTTACTGTTGGCAAGGGAGAGTTTGGTTACTTCATCCACATTCTGCTTTATGGTTTCAATGGACTCACCCCACTGTTCCTGGGTCATAGTGCCCGCCATAGCAGCAGAACTTTGCATCTGCCCCATAGCAGAATTTTGCATTCCATACCATAGAGATTTGATGGCATTGGTTAATCCACCGCCAAACACCCAATCAAACATGCTAACCTTAAGATTCAGTTCAGGGTCAGTCTTGGCTTTCTGGTAGATGGGCTGCATAACCATTTCGACGGGTCGATTAAACCAATCAGCAAACTTCTGTCTGGTTGCAACTGGGCGGGCAGATAACACCAAAGGTTGGAGGTTCTGATTGTCTCCTACCTTCACCATCGTCTGCCATTGTCCGGGCAATAAATAAGAACTATCTGCAGATAGGGCAAGGGCCTGCCGTTCCTTCAAGTTAAAGCGAAACTTCTGACCAGGGCGGAGTTGGTCATCTTCTCCCGACAGACCAGAGCCAATCCCCATCTTTTCATTGGCGAGATTAGCTGCTTCATCTCTCTTGTTCTGTTCGTTCTCAAAGTACCTGGAATACAACAGATTCCCCACCACAGTATCGGGGAATACAGGTGCAAACATCTGATTCAACAATTGCTGGGAATCTCGATTATAAATAACTCTATCCCCAGTTTCCTCATCCGTTACATAAATGAGCCTTGTCTCGGGGTCAGTCTTCCAATAAATGGGAGTTCCACCATCCGGCGTAGTGGTTACAACATTAAGCACTGGATTAAAGTACATCGCCTTATTGGCTTTTGATTTGGGGTCCAATGACATTTCAGGGGTCATCTGCTCCTGAGCCTGAGGCGCTGAAGATTTAACGGCAGGGGAACTTGAAGGGGCCACTACCCAACTCTTCTTAGGGACAATCTTATTTGCCACATACTGATTGATTGCAGTAATAGTTTGTCTCTTCGGAGATACCGTTTTAATTGACGGGATTCCTACTTTCGATTTCCCCTTAATTGGGGTAGAGGTACTTACTCCCTTTGCTGTCGGTATAGGAGCATTCGTTTCAGTTGGGGTAAATGCCATCAGGCCTCCAAGAAATTAGAACCAACCCTTATTCGCCTGCCCGAAGATTGTCTCACCGGACTGCAGTTGTGTAGTTGGGGTAACTGACCCAGCGGAATAGTACGGCTGTGCCAGCATTCTGGTTAATGTTGAATAAGCAGATAGGTCTTCCTGTTTGGTTTCTGCCATAAGTGGGTCTAGTGCTGACATCATTTGCCGATACTGAGTCCTAGTCTGTCCATTGCCCGCAGCCGCACCAAAGTCTCGTAACACAGAGCCTAATTGATTCAGGTAAGCATACCCCGGACCAAACTTGGCATCAGATGCTGAAACCGCTTTAACTTTATCGAGGGTTGCCAGCAAAGCGTTGGCTCTATCCAAACTCGTCATCCATCGATTGATGTCTGTCGTCATGTCTGTCGGGATGGGAGGCATACCCATGGTCTCTGGGTTGTAAGATGTGAAGGTCTCTGGGTAGAGTCGATACAGTACAGATGCGGTATACCTCTGGTCTTCTGGAGACATGTAGGGAATCATTGAATTCAGAAGGCTGGCATACTCACTCTGAGGGTCGTTGCGAGAGGGGATGAATCCTCGCCACCAATCTGGAGCACCTTCCACCTGATACTTCTCTTCCCACGTAATTGGAGGTAAAGTAGGCTCCTCAATGCTCAGCGTTGGCTCTTCGGTTGGGGTTTGTGTGGTATTTGGCCCCTGTGGGGCGGGGGTAGGAGGAGTTACCCCATAGGGCAGTCCTGTATATGCATCAACCCCAGAATAGAAATCTATCTTGGGGGCTTCAACTGGCATAACTTCAGAGAAGGGTATCTGACTTTTAATGCGAGCGGCATCTGCTGGGGTTATCCCAACTTCTTTGGGGCCTGCATACTTCCACATATCTGCAGCATGTGCTCTCAGGTCATTCAATATCCACGCCAACTCTTCAGCGGTTGGCTTCTTACCTGGCACATAGTCTGGAACTTGAAGGGAGGCGGGTGGTTTAACTACCTGATTAGATGCAGCACTGTCCTGTTGTTCAAATGCAGCGTAGTCTTGCATGTCCAATGGTTTTGCTGCTGGGGGAGGGGGAACATAGTTATTCCCGCCTGTACCAGTATCCGTCAAAACCGGATTAGAGGGTTTAATTGGTGTGGGTAGAACTGGTTTTTTAGGTGGTTGAGTCACAGGTACAACAGGTTTAAGAGGTACAACGGGTTTTGGAACATACACCATCTGACCTTGATTGTTGTATGTATACATTCCACCAGTTGAAGTCGGGGGTGTATTTGAAGATGCATTCGTATCAACTTGAAGGGCCATGTAGCCTCCTATTGTTTCTGTAACTTAGTTTCCATTACTCGGATGTACTCGAGGGTCTTGTCTTCCCCGAAGGTAGACATCAATTCATTGAAATCCTCGGGGGCGAGTTGAGTATAATTTGCTAAATCCTTATCTCTCTGCACCCCTGTCATATTCGCAATCTTGTCAGTAGCCTGCTTCGCCCCATCTACTGCAGTCTTCATTGCAATATCGAAAGGTCCTTGTTTGGGCATGTTATATGCTCCCGTCCATTTGAGGTGAGGCACCTGCTTGTGAATTCAAGTTAGCCATCTCTCCCTGCCCTGGGGGTTCCTGTCCCATTGCTTGAGGGGTTGCCTGTCCAGTTGGGGATTGTAATCCAGTTGATTGCTCTGGTTTACTGCCACCTGCTGGGGAGCCTTCCTTGGGAATCAGTTGAGCTTCCAATAACTTCAGGGCCATGGCAGCATCGGGGTCAGTTTCCGCAAGGCTGCGGAACTGCTTCAACAATGCATACTGCATCATGATAGGATTGTTCAGGGCTTCCTGTGCTACCTTCTTGGTCTGGATGTCACTCGGCTGTTCAACTCCCAGATAGCGTTCCATGATTGTCATGTCATCGAGGATTCCCTTAACCTGTGTAGCCATAGCGTGGTTACGAACCTTCTCATTCGGGAAGTCAGGTTTGATTTCACATTTAACTAGGAAAGCGGATAGGCCAGTTCCCTGCACCATATCCACGAAATCCTGCCCACGGCTGCGACCATACACGCGAACCTTGCGGTCTTCGGCAAAGGTCTCAGTCAGTTTAAGGATTTTCTTTGCCCACTGTGCCCATAACATTTCAAGATGGGTGATGGGCTGCTCAAGGCGAATGCGGTTCTGGTCACTCAGTTGAGACAGGGCATACCCTGAATCCTGGTTGTTACCACCCCCGAACATCACATCTGAGAAACCAGTCTGTTGCACGCGGGCGCGTACAAAGTCTATCTGCTGTGCTACGTCTGGGGAATTACCGGGCCAGACGGGGAAGGAGACTTCATCGTCTGTATCAAGGTTAACTACATTCTGTGCCATGCCTGGGTCGAATACCAGTTTCTTTCCCCCACGGGTGCGGGCAAGAATCGGCAAGGAAGAGTAGACATCAATTTGATGTTGCCTGCGGTTGATGGACTTCTCCAGCAATTCTACAGAGGGAACCAGGGCATCGATGATACTGCGGCCCCACTCCTTGGAGCTGTCCCGTTCCCCCGGTTGATAGAAGTTAATCGTGTACGGGAGGTCTACATAATCCGTTGCGACCTTGAGGGGCTTGATGAATTCTTCCTCAAAGATAACAGCATGTTTAACCACTGGCTCATCATACTCCAGTTTATTTTTTATCCCAGGAAGTTTCTTGGATGTCTTAACTGAAGACAATTCCCAATAGTCTTTGAGCAACCCCTTCTGGGCTTGTTTATCCTCATCGGATAAACCAGCATAGGGTTCAAGGCTTACACCAAATTTATGCTCCACATCATACACAGACATCTCATCTGCACAGACTTGCATGTTCCAACGTCTGTTACCCCCCGACAATAAGAACATCTTCAAGGGGTCAATAACCTGACAGAGGATTGGGGGCTCATCATACACTAAAGTTTGCTTTACGGATTCATCTGCCTCTTCATCTATCTCATCAATAAGAGTTAGAGCCCGAGCCGCAAGACGACCATCCCATGGGGAATACAACACTCCAGCCCCATCACGGGTAAAGTGTTTGTAGACTTCATAGGGAATGTCATACTCTTCGCGGAAGTTGTTAATCTCAATAACGCCGTTAAGGAACTTCTCAATCTTGTCGGCTTCAATCTGCCCTGCAACATCTGGCTTCCAATTTACAGCATGCCACTTCATTTCATTGCCGAGCAGGATACCGATGGTAAGGTCTACGGTATTAGTGTAGGTGGGGTCGATGTAGCGATTCTCTCCGGCGTTGGGTTCCTTGTCATAGTGGTCGAAGTTATAGAGTTTCCGACGTTTCTTAATCTGTTCATGCCAATCCTTGCAGTTGTCTTCAGCGCGGCGAATCTTCTGCAGTACATCATTCTCTTCCTGAGTTAATGTTCCCATCGGCTCTCCTATGTTCTAAATTCAAAAGGTAACTTTGATTCTGCGGTTGGTTCCTTCCACACCGAAGTATCAGCAAATGGGGAACGGACTTGCACTTCATCCCCAGAAATAACATCTGATTTACGAATCGCATCGTATACACCCATGGCAGATGAAATGGCACCATCAATGTGTGCCTTGCGATTCCCTTTATCCTTAACAATGCGGAATCCCCGGTCTTTGGTCTCAGCAATTGCCATCTGGATGTGGCTGCGCCATTCCTCATCGGGATATGCTTCTATATTATCATATTTGAGGGCATCATAGAAAGCCTGACTCGCCCTCACCATGTTCTCCACATTCTGTATGTACTCATTGCAGGGCAGTCCCATGGAACGCAAGCGTGTCATGGTTTGGTGCATATCCCTGGGGTCATAGATGATTGAGACAATGTTAAACTTACGTCTCATCTCCAGAATGTATTCTTCAATTGTTGCTTCCATGTCAAAGTCGGTCCCAGCCTTCGGAGTCCAGACTTTGTGAAACAACATAATAGACTTTCCTCTGATACTGTCATGACACCAACCACTAATGGCTGTACAGTCTCGCTTGGTTGCGGCATCTACCGAAACAATGGTAGGATAATGTTTAAATGGATGAGTGGGGTCTTGGTCTGCGGGTTTCGGAAATGCTTTGCAGGCTCTGTCCCACCACTCTATCGGGACAAACTCCTCGTTGCTTGAGACCCAGGAGTTGGTGTGCAGACGAATATAAGCGGACGGACGTAAGGACTTTCTCTGTTCGGAATAATATAAGTCAGTCTGCCAAGGCATTCTTGGCTCATGGTCCCAATAGGTGAATAATCTTCCGTTAGACCAACAAGGTAAATCTGATAACTCAGGGACCGGAATTCCCTGCCCCTTTTCGTGTTCATCAGTTCCCACGCCCTGCAAATACAGGTCCCAAAGTAAATCACTCTCATTTTCAAACCCTGCGTAGGTACAAATTACACGAAGCGAATTTGGAACGGTGGGAATAGGCGTAAGCTCATCAAATGCTCGGCGGCTGGCTTCTGATGTGTAGCCCCACAACTCATCCCACACCGTCATTGCATGTCTTGTACCTGCAACTGACTTATAACTTTGAGCCAAAGCTCTAATACTGGTACCATTTGGGAGAACTACCTCCCCTTTCAGCACTCTGTAACCCATTTCCTTAGCGTGATAACGAATATCACCCATAACTAAGCCCTCAGCTTGCTCTTCATCATTAGCAATGGTGAAAAGATAGCTATCTGGAGGTAATTGTTCCGCATACCACGCTTCAATTGCCGCTCCCAGGG